ATCGTTCAACACTCATTAAAGGTGTTGTTGCTTGGAACAATACTGTTTTGGCTTATAGAAATAGCGATGTATATTCAACCAATGGTAGTACATACGCTAAGATTAATAAGCCATCATACGGCACTGTATTGGTTAATGGTGGATCTCAAACAGGAACAACATTGAATGTGGATGGATTGACCAGTGTTCCTCAGATTGGTGACACGTTTTCTATTGCTGGTATTGAAAAGGTATACACTGTTCTATCTATACCGACTGTCACAGCCACTGCTGCCGCGCTGAGTATTTATCCAGCCTTGGCATCTAGTCCTGCTAACAATGCTTCTGTTACTTGGTTATCTGTTAGTCTATCTAGTGGTGATAAATTAAGAGTTACCAAATATCGACTCAATGGTGTTGATAAAGTGATGGGTGTAGATGGTGTCAACTTTCCATTCACTTGGGATGGTAGCTCTTTCAATGTGTTGTCGTCTGCCATATCTGATGTGATTGGTGCGTCATTTGTTGTCTATCATAAGAATCAAATGTTCTTCGCTAAAGGCGAAACCCTTGTGTTCACTGCACCATATACGGATTCAGACTTTTCTGCCGCTAACGGTGCTGGTGTTATCAATGTTGGTGGATTAATTACATCACTTATTGTGTTCCGTGAAAGTCTTATCATCTTCACCGATAAAACTATTAGTCAACTGGTTGGTAACTCGCTACAAGACTTTGTGTTGCAACCTATCACACGCAATGTAGGATGTGTTGCTGCCGACACTGTTGAAGAAATTGGTGGTGATGTAATCTTCCTCGGACCTGAAGGTCTGCGATTGCTTAGCGCTACAGATCGTGTTGGTGACTTTAACTTAGGTGTGGTTTCAAAACCTATTCAGAGAGAAATGACTGACCTAATTACTTCTAGCTCATCTTTTGCAAGCTGTGTAATTAAGAAGAAGAGTCAATACCGTATCTTTGGATTCAACAGTAATGTGACAACATCAAGTGCAAAGGGTGTCATTGGTACTCAGATTGTTGGTAATGATACAAGCAACATGGCTTGGGCCGAAACGGTTGGTATCAGGGCTTATGTTTGCGACAACGACTATGTCAATCAAACAGAGACATTAGTGTTTTCTCATGTCGATGGTTTTGTATACCGTATGGAGAATGGTAATAGTTTTGATGGATCTAATATCCTAGCTTCATTTGCTACACCTTTTGTTCATATTAATGATCCTCGTGTACGCAAGACTTTCTACAAAATGGTTCTTTACTTGGAGCCAAAAGGTGGTGTAACTGTTTCGGCTAACTTGAAGCTTGACTTTGATACGGTTGGTAGTGTCCAACCTGAAACAATAAATTTAACCAATGAGTCTGGTGCTGTGAATGTATACGGTAACAGTAGTGCGGTATACGGTTCTGCTCTTTATGGGGCAAGGTTGAAAAAGCAATTGCAAACACAACTGATCGGTTCAGGATTTAGTGTTTCACTTCAGTTCGTATCAGAAGGTCAGAACCCTCCGTTCTCACTAGATGCTGCGACGATTGAATTTAGTACCCATGATAGACGCTAATGCGTTATAACTAACTAAGTAAGGAAAACATATGACTGGCTACGTGCGTACAGATACGACTAACAACATTGCCGATGGAAACATCATCAATGCTGCCGACCTTGACAATGAATTTGATGGGGTGCAGGCGGCTTTCAATAGTTCCACTGGTCACAACCACGATGGTACTACAGGTGAGGGTGCTCCTATTCTTGCACTAGGACCAACACAGGACGTTGTTGTTGGTTCTGGTTCTATAACACCAAAGACAACTAACACTGTTGATCTTGGCTCTGGTTCATTGAAGTTTAAAAACTTGAACTTAGCAGGTAACGCTGTTATTGGTGGCACATTGGATGTCACAGGTGTTGCTACATTTACAGCACAGCCCGTGTTGTCTTCGTTGACAGCTAGTCGTGCTGTGTTCACTGATGCGTCTAAAGGGTTGGTGAGCAATACCATCACTGGTACAGGCAACGTGGTTATGTCCACTAGCCCAACACTGGTTACACCTATTCTCGGTACACCTACTTCTGCCACATTAACAAACGCTACAGGCTTACCTATTGATGAAGGCACTACTGGTACATTACCTGTTGGTCGCGGCGGTACAGGTGCAACATCTCTGACAGCTAATAACGTCATCTTGGGTAATGGCACAAGTGCTGTTCAGGTGGTAGCGCCCGGTACAAGTGGTAATGTGCTTACATCAAACGGTACGACTTGGACGAGTTCTGCTGTAAGTGTTGGTGACGTAACCCTGAACGGGACACAGACGCTTACCAACAAAACTATCAGCGCTGACGACAACACCTTGTCTGGAATTGCGGCAAGTTCGTTTGTGTTGTCAAACGGCAGCGGAAACATTGATGGCTCTGCGGCGCAAAAGGTTATCCCTACAGGAGTTGTTGTTGGTACAACGGATACTCAGACCCTGACGAACAAGACACTGACCTCTCCTGTTATTAGTTCCATCATTAATACAGGAAACTTGACTCTCCCAACGTCCACCGATACATTGGTTGGTAGGGACACAACCGACACGTTGACAAACAAAACTATCAGTGCAGACAATAACACACTGTCAGGTATTGCAGCGAGTTCATTTGTGCTGTCAAACGGCAGCGGAAACATTGATGGCTCGGCTGCTCAGAAGGCCATCCCATCCGGTGTTGTGGTTGGTACTACTGATACGCAGACGCTGACCAACAAAACTCTGACAGCACCAACAATGACAGGTGCGGTTCTCAACGATGGTTACACCGAAGAAGTGTTTGCTGTTACTGGCACAACTCCTGCACTGTCACCCACCAACGGCTCTATCCAGACATGGACGCTCTCTGGCAACTCAACACCAACCGCAGGCACTTGGGCGGCTGGTCAGTCAATAACTTTGATGGTTGATGACGGTTCTGCTTCCACTATTACATGGACATCTTTGGTTGTGACTTGGGAAACAGGTGGTGGCACTCCCCCATCATTATCGACTACCGGCTACACGGTTATTACGCTTTGGAAAGTTGATACGACAATCTATGGCGCAGCGGTTGGAGGTTGATTATGTTATTTCAAAAATTATTGGGAGCCAATAAAAGCGGTATCCAATATGTTGGGGGATATGTGGAGGGTTTTGTCGGCACAACCTCCGATGTAACAATCAGTCTTACTTCTTTAACTGGTGGTTTTGCAACACAACCAGCGGTGGGTGATTTTGTCATTATTTATTTCGGGACGGCATCAACCGCAGATAGAGACTTGGTTGTAAGTGGGTACACAGAGGTTGTAGAACTTTATGCAAACGACACATATGACACTAATTTTGTCATTGCACGGAAGTTTATGGGTGCAACACCTGACACTTCAGTCACTTTGACGGGTGGTACTTTAAATACCGCTGATGCTGGAACGGTAGCTGTTCAGGTGTGGCGTAATGTTAATGTTGCTTCTCCATTTGATGTTGCTGGATCAAGTAGAACAAGTGAAAATGCGACAGCAACCTTTCCATCAATAACACCAGTAACAACTGGTGCTGTAATTTTGGCAAGTGCTGCTTGCGCTCACACTGGTGGAGATAGATTTTATTCAAACTCAAACCTCACAAACCTTATTACTACTGGCGCTAGTGATACTAATGACTCAACCATTGGTGTTGGTTATCACTACTGGACTTCAGGGTCTTTTGGAGCGGCAGATATGGTTTATGGTGGAACCGACAACGTCACCTATTCTAACGCTTCGTACATCATTGCTTTGCGCCCTGCGACATAAGGAAAATTATGAATATTTTAGTAAGCCCTCAAACTTACCCGTACTCAATATATGAATTGATGCGGGACAACCCTCAGACTAGCTTCCCTAAAAACCCAACAAAAGAAATGTTGGAGTCCTACGGTGTTTACGAAGTTGAACAAGTTGATTCACCAACCTACGACAGTTCAACACATCGCGTTGAAGAAGGCACTCCTGTGCTGATTGAAAACGTGTGGACTCAAGTATGGAATGTCATTGCGTTGACCTCTGAGGAAATTGTGCAGCAGCAGGCAAAACATGCAGCACAGGTCGAAGCACAACGTGCCGAAGCCTATCGCAACGAATCCGATCCATTGTTCTTTAAGTCGCAGCGCGGTGAAGTGTCAGTGCAACTTTGGTTAGACAAGGTTGCTGAAATTAAAGCTCGTTACCCCGGTTAATTGTTAGAGATATTTTATGAGCACGACACATCAAGCAGCAGAATCTGGCATGGCCCTTGTCGCTAAAGCAGCACCACCCGTTTCAGTATCTATAGCATCTGTAGCTGGTTATCAAATCTCAGAAGTATTGTTATGGGCCACGCTCATCTATACCATCTTGATGATATGCCATAAGTTGTACAGCATCTACAAAGACGTTAAAGGCGACAAGTGAACCGTGTAGGTCTTACATCACTGAAGCTTAGCGCTGTAGCTCTGGTTGGTTTAGCTTTATTTGAAGGCTACACTGACAGAGCTATACAACCTTTGCCGGGTGACAAGTGGACATACGGCTTTGGTACAACTGACAAGGTGAATAAAGGCGACACCATCACTCCACCGAAAGCTTTAGAGCGTAAGCTTGCTGACATTGTAAAGTTTGAAAGCGCTCTGAAACAATGTGTCGTTGTTCCTTTGTATCAACACGAGTATGATGCCTACATTAGTTTGTCGTATAATATTGGCAGCAACGCATTCTGTGGTTCTACACTGGTTAAGCTGTTGAACAAAGGCAACTACACAGAAGCTTGTGAGCAAATATTGAGATGGGATAAGTTTAAAGGTAGTGCTGTTAAAGGCTTAACCATTCGACGACAATCGGAGTACAGACAATGTATTGGACAATAAAAACCATAGCAACCATTGTTGTACTTTTTGCTCTTTTCATTTCTCACTATTTCGTTTATAACAAAGGACAAGAAGTTGTCCACAGTCTATGGACTAAGGACAAGCTTGTCAAAGCTGAAGCAGAAGCTAATGCTGCTGATGAAGCTTTGAAGAAGCTACAGACATTACAGGCTGAGAAGCAGAAGGTGGATCAACTATATGTTCAAGAGAAACGTAAAGCGGCTGTTGCTGCCTCTAGTGCTCAGCGTGAGCTTGATAGGTTGCGCGACACCATCACCAGTGACAACACAACAAAGAGTGATAATGGTTCCAGCACCGTCACCAGAGTTGATGGAAGAACCGGACTTGAGCAAGAGCTACTCGGACAGTGTGCAGCAACTCTTGTTGCAATGGCGGCAGAGGCTGACAGATTGGAAACGGTCATCGTAGGTCTTCAGAGCTACGTTAAAAATATATGCTTGGCTAAATAAATTATGAACAACTTCACAGCAAAACAAAAAGAGATTGTAGCCCGTAAGCTTGGCTATGATGGCCCTATGCAGGGTTTTGATGACTTCCTCAATAGCTCACCAGCATTGGGTATGAAGTATGCATCCATCACAGACAAGTTCGCTACACGTATGGCGAAGGGTGGTATTGTTACTAAGGCTCCTGTAAGGAAGTACCAAGAGGGTGGGGACGTTACACAAGTTAATGCTAGTAGTTCAGCAAGTCAAGAATCTTCTGGAAACTGGCAAGTAACAAAGAGAGGCGTTAAATCGGGTC